TGATTTCATAGGGAGCAGCGAAGTAAGGCAGCAGCATAGGCTTAAACGGGTTCATAACGAGACGCAGAACCTGATTATTACACACCCAAATATTGACGTTAAGCTGGTCTTGCTTAGCCATGTCAGCGGGGATCACTAGACCATGCTTTTTGAGCAACTCAGTGTCTACAAAACCCCAATACTCGAAGACTTCGTAGCGTTCCGCTTTGTCGCGTACAGCATCGTCTTCCATGATGCTCTCCCAATACTTCTTAGTGTAGTTTTCACCAAGCTTGATAGCTGTATCAATGGAGTTATTACGGAAGAAGGGGCGCTGCTTAAGCTTACGCATCTGGGAGCGAGAAAGCTTGTGACGTTCAATAGTAAACTCACACTCTTCCATGTTAGCTGCGTCAGGATCAGGGTAGAAGTTCCAGATCGAAACATGTGCAGTAGTTGGAACAGTTTTGATCAGAGGCTCATAGTCACCTGTGTCAGTCCAGTTGGGATATTCTTTGTTAACTGCAAGCGGACCCTTCAAGATGCCCGTACCAAATACAGTCTGTTCAAATGCAAACATACGAAGTTGCTTAGAAGCTCCAGATTCGTCAAGTTGATCCTTGATCTTCTTTTCCATCTTCTTAGCTGCAACCATAGCAGGGGAGAAAGTTACAGACGTAGGTGTAGTTCCCGGACCTTCAATTAGACGATCAGAGACGGGTGCGAGCTTCTTCTGCATTGCGCCGAGGCGATCCTGCAGTTGCTGAATAGTTTCACCCTTCTTAAGCTTCATATCCTCTTTGCTAAAGGCAGCTTTAATCTCTTGAGCGCCCTGCTCTGCTTGCGGAGAAATGTCAAAGCTAACATCTTCAACCACGCCATCAGGCAGTACAGTAGGATTAACAGATAGAGGAAAGGAAGCTGATCCAAACAATACGTCACAAATCTGTCCGTAAGCTGCTTGCACTTTACTTTTAGTGACTTTAATGAAAACACGAGACTTTTCCGTTTCAGTGAATTGCACTTCGGGGCCATAGATGCCACGGTAGTTACGGTAGGCTTCAAGCCACCGCTGTTCATCATTGTATCGTGCAGTTTCGCTTGAGTTAAATTGATCCATGACGTAAGAGACAATGGTGCCACTCTTAACGTCTACCAGATCATTCTTCTTTGTATCTTCGAGTGCAGCGGACTCGTCAGTGTCAAAGCTATTTTGTGGATCGTTCATACTTTTTCCTTAGTATCCGAATGTGTTGTCGCTAGCTTGAAAGCCGCTACTTGAAGTGGTAGGATCATAGTCCCACAAGCCACTGCGAGGTCTACTCATGCAGCCATAACGAAGAGCATCGTAGCCGTGGTCGTTAGCTGTAGTGTCCACGTCTTCTGGATTGTTGCGAGATAGTGGTAGAATAGGCAATTCAGAGATAATATTAACACAAGTGTTGAAGAACACCAAGCGAGGTTCACCTGTGTATTGGTCAACTTGCAAGCGGCGGTGAATTTCGTTTTTGCCTGCTACACGAGAGCCTTTGCTTCGATCTGATGGACGCCAGCGGCAACCCTTCATAATCATCTGCTCAGCTAGTGAAGGTCCAGTGTCACCACGTTTATGCCACAACGAAGAGTCGAGCACACCGTAGCGCATGGATTCGTTACGTTCAATGTCGTTGATCATATCTGCCAAGTCTACTGCTGTAACTTTAGACGTGTAGAGTTCCCTATAAACTATGAGTTGCTCATCTGGCGCAATAGCAAACCAAAGAACAGCAGTTTTACTGCCGTAGCCATAGTCAGCAGCCCTAAAGCGAATCCAATCACGAGGAATGTCGAAAGGCTCAATTACGTGTATCTTTCTGTTAAACTCAGTGAAAGCTGCACCATCGCTAATGTCCCAATCACCATACAGAAGTTGTCTGCGCTGGGCTTCTGGAAGTGACAGCAGCATTGATTCATATTCGCCATCAGAAGCTAGGTAGGGGTTATCAAATAGCGTTGCAGGGATGAACCTACGCTTATACAGAGCTTTACCTTCTTTGGTGTGACCTTTGGGGAAACGTAGTTCTTCACCTGTTTCAAAGTCAGTTGCAGCGAAGGAAGTGTTGTAGGGAGCAGGATCAATAAAGCCCTTCTTAACCCAGCCGTGTCCGGGTCCACCGGGGTTTGATGTGCAACGCATGTACAGTCGCAACGCTGGATCAGATGTACGAAGACGTGAACCCATGTAATTGAATGCGTAAGGAGTTGCCCACTGAGTTAGTTCGTCAAAGCCAATCCAATTGAATGCCTGACCTTGGTAGCGCATAACGTCCGTCTCTCTGTCGAGAAAGCTCATCCAAAGTCTTGCTCCACGAGGTGTAGTCCACTGTTGCTTTCGTTCACTCCAAATAATGCCCGGAATAGCTTTAGGGTACAAATCTTGAGACTTAGTGATAAGCTCTCGCAGTTCCTCAGTAGTGTGACGTACAAGTAGCCCAGAGAAGTTTGGGTTATTCATGTCACGTAGAGGGTCCGCAAGCATAGCATAACTCTTACCCAAGGTAAAGTGTTAGACATAGTACCAGTCAGAAAACTGTTTTGATTTAAGCCTATACACAACAAGTTGCCTATATGTGTTTAGCTTTCTAGCAGCTTCTCTAACTCCAAAATATTCTACACCTTCAATACTGATACGTTTCTTCGTAGCATATTGATACTCACTAGCTCTAGCTTTAATCTCAGGATTGTTCATGGGATTATTGTCTGTGCTAAAAAGATTAGGATGCTTACTAAGTACTTCTGGATTGTGCATAGGATTGTTGTCCCTTAATACGTTACTGAACGTGCCTCCAACAGATTCGTTGTATAGCATACCAGAGGCTAATGTGTCAAGTGAAACTAACTCAGCTTCTCTTTTTAGTGCCTCTTCTACAGTATCAAAACACTCATACTCAAATGTAAAAGCATCTTTTCCGTATTTGCGTAAGGCATTTCCAAATGAGTAAGGGCTACTATTGTGCTCCTTCATTCGTCTCTTTACGTTATTAGTTATTCCTATGTACGTCTTTCCAGAAGGTGACGTGGCCTTGTATAGTGTATACATATTTCTACCTTTGGTACTTCAGCTTTCGCTGGCCTTTACTTTACCTTGGACCATATCTTCACCCATTGCTGGGGCTTCGCGCTTCGGGTGTTACCCCTACTCCCTTTCGGGATGGCCTCTGAACCTTCACCTATACGGCGCTTGGATGCTGATTGTCTAACTTCTGTGCTTTTCAAGCATTCACACCTACCGTTTCCAGTTATGTTGTAGCGCACAGTAGAATAAAGAGTTTCCAGCAGTTCACGAAGTTTATTTTGATCTGATTGCTCAGAAAAGGTGGCGATAGGAGGAATCTGCTTTACCACCAGCGGCACCACCGAAAAGAACCTGTCTCTCGGAAGCACTTAGAAATTCAGTCTGTGGCCCTACGTTAGGCTTAAACACAACATTTTGTGCATCATACAAGTCAAACGCTGCCGCCACAGGAGTAGCAGGTACTATTACATTAAAGCGTAGTTTAGCTTCTTTTTCAGCAGCTTTCTTACGCTCTTCCACTTCCAGCTTCGTCGGTCTTCCTCTTTTTCGCCCCTGTACGCCTGTGCTCAAGGGTTTCGATTTGTTCGATGATCCTTTGAAGCTTTTTGGCGTAATAGCGTTTAAGGGTAGCGACTGTTTTACGTTTTCGCTCAACTTCAATCCTTCGTTTCAATCCAGTATGCGATATGCTTCTACCGCTTTGTGCTGACAACCAAGCAGCTACATCACGATAACTATACCTCTTTACGTGAGACTTTGCAAGCTCTAAAAGCTCTAGCTCTTTACTAATTGGATTAAGCCATTCAGAATCTTCTGCATCAACTTCATAGCCAAATGGCACCTGTTTCTGATACGTAAGATTAGGGATTCGTTCCCACTCTGAGCGATACTTAGCAGTAGGGTCTTCTGGCAACGGTAGCTGCCAAAAGCCCAAGTCTTCACGTTCTAGTCGCTCAGTCCTCTTCATCGTCTGCAGCATTCTTAGGTGGCAGAATGAAGATAGCGGAGCTACCAAGATCAACTTTCTCAGTCTTAGCAAAGCCAGTGCGATCAAGAATATCACGAGCAGCAATCATCTTATCACGAAGACCAAGAGTAGTAGGATCGTCCAAAGCTCCTGACATAGAAATAGCAGCTTTGGGAGCAATACGTGCCAAGTAGCTACGTGTAGCCTCAGCAATCTCGTCTTTGAGAGTATTGACAATGTAGGAGGTGCTTGTAGTGTCACTGTAGCCAGCCATTTGTTTAGCTACAAGTACATCACCGTTGGCACCATCAAATAGTACCTCAAGAAAAAGCTGTTGTTGTTCTGTTAGATTACGTGCCATAATTTATCCAATCGGCCTAAATACTTCTTCAACGGTACATAGAACGTCCATGTTAGGCGTACCAGATGCAGTAACGGTTACTAGCATTTTGTCTCCCGGCTCCATAACAATAAAGCCACTACTAAGCTGAACATATTCACCAGAAGTCATATTCTTTCCACCAAGAATAGCAAAAGTGTCACTGTAGCGCGTTCTATACCAGCTAATAGCTAGAGTAGTGTTGCCATCCGCATTAGCTGCAAATAGCAAGTGCATATAAGCATTACAGTTAGCGGGACATTCATACAAGGTGTACTCTGTGCCTGACACGTTAGCTGAGACGTTGTACGAAATGTAGCGTGTTGATTTAGCGGAGAGTGAACCTTGTAATCCTGCCATTTAGCACTTACCTTTTTGTTTCTTTACCATGCCGCCTTTAGCGTAACGGCCTACTTTACCTGCTTGTGCAATAGTTGAAGCTGCAGGCTTTTTAGCTTCGGTGCTAGCCTTAAACGACTCATTACGAATAGCAGCACCAGCCAGAGTACGTGGCAACCCCTTAGCTACACGCTCTTCTGGTGTCATAGAGTTATATTCTTCCCTAGTAACAGTGTTCAGTGCAAGCGTATTAGCAATAGTGAAAGGCCCAGCTACACGAGGAGACGAAATAGGACGACGAGGCTGCTTAAACGTAGCCTTATCAATACCCTTCTTAGCTACAGCAGCAACATCAACTGTAGACTTAGGCGGAGTGCGTCCACCCGTGCCTCCAATAGGAGCAGTGGTAACATCGCCCTTGCGATAACCTTTCATTGCATCCTGAGTAGGCTT